AACACAGGTGGTGATGACGTGGTCTATACCGTCACCCAGATTCCAGGGCATTATTGCTGCCATTGTGACGAGAGTCCGGACGGTGAAAAGGCTGCGCGTCTTCATGTCAAGAGTCATCCTGATCTTTCGCCAGACCTTCAAAATCCGGCTGGCTATGTCAAGCAAAACTATTTCAATTGTGTCAAGGAGAATTGAGACGTGGCTGATCAGGTATATAATGTGGGACTTGGTAGAGTAGCTGAGCTCTACAGAAGAGTAGATTTGAATGATCCTACTGATGCTGGGCTTCGAATCATAGTTCTTGCGTCAGCTAATCTTGAGACTGATGCTGTTCTCAAGGATAAGACTGATCTTGCTGACTTGGTTGCGGGAGCTACTACTGAGGTTACCAATACGAACTACACGCCCAAGGTTCTGACAGATGTCGACTTGGTGGTTTGGGCACCGGACCATGCCAATGATCGTGTTGACTTGGACATCCCAGACCAGACATGGTCTGATGTAGCAGCTGGGGATAACTGGTCTCGATTCGTAACATCTTTTGATCCTGTATCCAGTGCTCATGTTGCTGCGAATACCGAGCCCATGACTCAACACGATTTTGTTGTGATACCGGATGGTTCGGACATCACGGCACAGGTTAACGCAGCAGGATTCTATCGAGCGTCATAATGGGGATATTTCATCTCAAGGAATTCGATACGCAGCCTATCTTAATGGTTGCGTTAGTTAATCCTAATGGTACACCCCATGATCTAACTGTTGGTAGTCCGTCGGTAAAGCTTCACATTAATCTAGCCAATGATGTCGGGAAGATGACACGACAGATGACTATTAATGATGCTTCTGGTGGCATCGTTGTATATCTATGGGATAGGATAACGGATTGGGATACTCCCGGTAATTTGTTCGCGAGTACTGCTCATCTCATGGACTACGAAGTCACTCGTGCGATTAGCCGTGTAACATTCCCAAATGATGGCTATGATACTCTCTCTATCTTGAGGCACATCACTGATGACTAACATGCGTACGATGATGGCGGCGGTGAGCAACGTGCTCAACCGGTCAGGCCTCTCTGGATTTGCCGGCATGACCTTTGAGGGCAAGAGGGATTTGTACAAAGTCCTCGGGTACGAGCGTAACATCTCAGTCGAGAGGTATCGCGCGAGGTATCGGCGAGGGGGAATCGCTGCTCGGGTCATGGAGGCGAAGCCGAATGCGACGTGGGGCAGAGGTCCTGTAATCGTTGAAGATGAGGATCCCGACATCACGACCGAGTTCGAGCAGGCAATCCTTGACCTGAATGCTCGCTTGAATCTCTGGACTATCCTCCGTAGAGCGGATATTCTAGCTGGGGTTGGGCGATTTGGGGTGGTTCTTATCGGCGCTCCTGGAGATTTCAAGGACCCTCTCGAGACGGCTAGCCTCGAGGATATTCTCTACTTGACTCCATGGTCTGAACAGGATGTGGGCATCGATCTCTGGGATGATGATACACAGTCCCCTAGATTTGGTCAGCCCATCTCGTACAACTTTTCTAGGATGACCAGCAACGTTCGTCAGGAGCCTCGTAAGGTTCACTGGACACGAGTATTGCACATAGCTGACGGTATCTTGGACGAGCAGGTCCTAGGGACACCTCGTTACGAGAAAGTTTGGAATCTCTTTGATGACCTGGAGAAGGTCACTGGTGGCGGGGCGGAAGCATTTTGGTTACGTGTACATCCTGGATTCCAGCTCGATGTCGACAAGGACACCGAGATGGATGAGGTGGACATGGCTAAATTACAGAAGGAAGCGGAGGAATACGCTCATGAAATGAGGCGATTTGTCAGGACTCGGGGCACCAAGATGAATATCCTGAACGCCGCAGTTTCTGGGTTCAGTAACCAGGCTGATGCGATTCTGACTCAGATTTCAGGAGCCTCGGAGATCCCGAAGCGGATTCTGGTGGGTAGTGAGTCTGCCCATTTGGCCTCTACTCAGGATCGTACTAACTGGCATGACCGGATTGATGAGCGTCGAGCTCAGTACGCAGAGCCTCAGATTATCCGTCAGCTCATAGATCGATTTATTGAAATAGGAGCCCTGAAGGCTGTCGATGAATACAATGTACGTTGGCCAGTGATTCAGAATCTGGATGAAACTGAGCAGGCAGAGGTTGCCGATAAGCTTGCCGGGCTCAACTCCCAGATTGGTGGCACAGTAGTAACAGCTGCCGAGATCCGAGATCGTGTCTTACAGCTTCCGCCACTTCCTGAAGGAGAGGAAGAGGAATTTGAAGAGGAAGAAGAAACAGAGGAACTTGAAGAGGAACTTGAAGAGGAAGAAGATGGAGTTGAGCCCGAAACACTTGCTGCGCCGGATTCTCAGCCATGGCATAATGTTCATGGAGCAGCTGATCGACATCGTACGAAGTTCGCGAAGGCTTTCATTGCGGCTGTTAAAACAGCTAAGAGAGAAACTACGATTCGGGAACTCGAATCACTCCTGAAGCGTAATGACGAAGAGGGCTTGAACAACATTACGAATCTGATCCTGAATACTTTTCGAAAGGAAATAGCTCTCACGATTCCTGACCTGATCCTTGCAACCATGAACTCAGGCGGTAGTGCGGCTGCATCTACAGCGAAGGTTGAGGAGTCACTTACGACGGCTCAGTTAGTCTTGGCGTTTGATGTAAAGGATCCGCTGGCGGTCGCCTGGGCAACGGAGCATTCTGCCGCTCTAGTGGTGGGTATCACAGAGACCACACGCCAGGCTATTCGGGATACGATTGCCTTTGGTCTGGATGAGGGAATTGCTCCGAGAGTTACAGCTCGAGCACTCAAGAATGTGATTGGCCTGATACCTCGGGATGCGACTCGTGTGGTGCTTGAATCTCCGCATCTGTCAGACAAACAGTTGGCCAGCCTCTCGAACAGGCTCCTGAGAGCTCGAGCTATTAATATTGCCCGAACGGAAACGATCGCAGCAGCGAATGAGGGCCAGCGTCAGCTGTGGCTTCAGGCAAGATCCAATGGCTTGATCACGAATGAGCAGAGAAGATGGATTGTCACTCCTGATGATCGCCTCTGTGAAATTTGCGAGCCGATGGATGGGCAGGTTACAGCATTAGAGGGCGTGTTTGAGACCGGTGATGGAGATAGCGTTATCGGTCCCCCTGCTCATCCTAGTTGTCGTTGTGCAGTAGGACTAGTTACTGCTTCCGAGAAGGGAACGAAAGTTGCCTAAATTATATCGTCAGATTTTCCTGCAGCTTCAATCAGAAGGAATTCGCACGGCAACATTTGATGATCGTGAACATCTTGTGGTGCCTGTGATAGCTCTGGTAGAAGGCGTAATTCACGCAGTTAACGCACCTGAACCTGAACTCGTACTGGCAGACGAAATATCACAGGCACCACAGGGCTGGAATGGACGGCCTGTGGTGGCCGGTCATCCGATCCGAAACAACGAGCCAGTATCGGCGAATGACCCGAGAGTTCTGGAGTCAGAGGGATTCGGTACCTTATTCAATACCCACATGGACGGAACTCAGCTCAAGACTGAGGCCTGGCTAGATCCGCTTCGTGCTCAGAAGGTCGGCAAGAAGGCCGAGGAGATCATACAGCGTGTCCAGAATGGGGAACTCATTGAGATATCCGTAGGGGCATTCATAACGTCCGAGGCGGTTACTGGGGAACACAAGGGGGAAAAGTTCTCAGCGATTTGGCGGGAGATCGTGCCTGACCATCTGGCGATGCTGAAGGAGGGATCAATTGGCGCGTGTAGTGTTGAGATGGGTTGCGGTGCTCCCAGAATGGCGCACATGTATACGCTTTCAGCCAAGGGATACACTTCCATCAAAGCAGCGACAGAATGCAAATGTAACAAGGAGGAGAAAGTGGAGCCGAAAACGCTTTACGAGAAATACAAAGAAGGACTGAAGACGCTTCACGGGAAAGCTGTCGCTCTGTTCAGGATGGGCGAAGATGATGACAGCATGAGCGACAATGATCTCCGTGATATGCTGAACACCGAGCTCCAGAAGACGGAGCCCGGATTCCTAGGAGTGGAGGCTGTCTTCATGGATTCCAGCAAGGTCGTGTTTGCTGTGGCTCCAGAGGATCGGCTCCAGTTCTTCCGTCGTGGATTCTCCGTTTCTGACGGAAATGTTACCCTCGAGAAGGGTTCCGAGGAAGTCACGATGGTCACGAGGTTTGAGCCGCTGGCTCAATCACCCGCAGTACAACCCAAACAAGGAGAAGAAGACATGGATGAAGCCTTGAAGGCTCGCATTCAAGCTCTGATCGACAGTGACAAAAATTCCTTTGTCGCCGCCGACTTGGAGTATCTCGGAACGTTCGATGAGGAACGTTTGAGCCAGCTCGAAGCACAGGCCACCGTCGAGCCGGTCAAGGAACCGCCAGTTGTGGTTCCTCCGGCAGTAGTTCCTCCGGCAGTAGTTCCTCCGGTGGTTGCTGACCCTCTGGCACCGCCAGCAGGGGCCAAGACCGATGAGGAATTGGAAGCTGCGTTCTTGGAGAGTGCCCCTCAAGGCATCAAGGACATGGTTTCCCGTTCCAAGGCTGAAGAGAAATCGAGACGCGATTCGTTGATTGCGATCTTGAAGACCGCTCAGAAGTCCTTTACCGAAACGGAACTCAATATGATGACCACTCCTGTTCTTCAGAAGATGGTCGTTGTTGCGGGTGCCCATGTTGTCGACAGTGCCAGCAAGATCGTCGACTATTCCGGCCAGGGTTTGGTTCGTCCTACCGACGATAAGATCCCTGCCGCCAAATCTGTTGCTACGCGTATCGCTGAGCGCAAGGCAGCTGGCCTCTAATCAAGGAGAAATGGAATGGCAGAAAACGTAACTGTTCTACGCGGTCAGCCAGTCGTCAATGAAGACGACGTTGCTGGTTCCGTGCTCATGCCCGGTCTTGCACTGGTTGGGGCTGGCACTGTTCTGGCGGGTGCTGCTGCGATTGCCAGGTTTTCCCTGGAACGCGATGAATTGGGTCAAGGTGTCCTGGATGCTTATGCGTCCGGTGATGTCGTCAAGACCGGAACCTTTCATCAGGGACATCGCGTTCTTGCGTGGATTCCTAGTGGTGCAACCATAACCGCGGATGACGAAGTAGTGGCTGACGCTGCTGGCATGATGGAGACGCTCGGTACAGGTACTGGTACAGTGCTTGGCCGTGCTCTTGACACCATCACTGCCACCGCCGATGGTCACATCCGCATCGAAGTCGGATAAGGAAAGGAGCTGATAATGACAGAACAAGCAAGTTCACAACTCCATGATACGCTCTTTTCCGGGAACAGTGGGAAATGGGCGAGCGAAATGCTGCTCAAGGCCATGGAGAGGGGA